AAAAAAAAAAAAAAAAAAAAAAAAAAAAAAAAAAAAAAAAAAAAAAAAAAAAAAAAAAAAAAAAAAAAAAAAAAAAAAAAAAAAAAAAAAAAAAAAAAAAAATGAAAAAAATAAAAACCAAAAAAAAAAGAAAATTAAATTTTTCTCCACCTTTTTGGGTGCAGAAATATATATTAAATTACTCAAATTAAAATTATATATCTTTTTTAAAACCCGCTTGAAATATAAAATTACCAGTCTCTATAATATCGTTTACGGTATCTAAAATAAATGTTAAAGGATATTTTAATTCATTATAACCCTCAGAATTACGTGCCAAATTATAATCTTTTTCACAATCTTGAATGGATAAAGTGGCTACACTAATATTTGATTTTTCGCATCCTGTTACAGAAGTAAAGTCAAATAACATTACTTTATCTTCTTTGCGATTATTTAAATGAGTATTTATACTTTCACTATCTTCGTAAAATTCTACTTCAGATATTAATTGGGTTTTTACATTAAATAAATATTTATCCTTGGTAAAAATGGAATTTGAAACTTCACAAACTCCTAACATATCTTTCAGTAATAAAAATGCCAAAGCCTTTATAAATACAGAAAACGATTTTTTTTGAAAAATCATGTCGATAATTCCATAATATTTAGGCTTTTTAATATTTAATACACAATAATTTTTATGGACTGGCCAATCTTTTTTCTGACATTCAACCGAACAATAAAACCTATCTTTGCATTTTGCACATTTATATGTTTTACCATCAGATTTACCACACGACATACATATATTAGTGGTTATATTCATTTTTTTAAAATTTGTGGACTTTATTGAATTGTCAAAATTCATTAAAAAATATAATAAAAATTTAATTTTTTGTGATTTTTTTAAATTTAATCTTTTTGAATAATTTTATTTTTCATTTTTTTAAATAATCTTATTTTTCATTTCTTAAGATCTCAAAAATATTTTTTTTTAAAAAAAATTTATAGAATGAGGTAATAAATCTAATAATTTATAATTATAAAATGGACTACAAAAAATATGTCTGTATCGTCGTTATTGCGGTCGTAGTAGCAGTGTTAGGATATTGGAATCCAACATTTTTACAAGAAAAAGATGCTAATGGAGCCCCGACAGGTTGCCAAAACTTTTGGTATGTATCTTTAGCAGTTTTAATTCTCGGTTGTTTATGTCAATACGTATTTATTACTACAGGATGTCTCGGCAAATAAATTAAAAAAGAACTTTTTAAAATAAATAAATTAGTTTAATATTTTTCACGTTAAAACGTGAAAAATGAATGTTTTAATAATCGAAATATGAAAATAAATAGAAATTTGAAAATAAAAAATATTTAATAAAATAAAATGTATTTTTAAATATTAAAATGGGAACTTGGTGGGAATGGTGTAAAAAATATGTATTTAACATCGATACTATTATAATTTTATGCATTTTTTTCCTTGTTTTATATTTTATATTTACAAGAAAACGTAAAACTTATAAATTTCAAGGATTAAATCAGCAAGAAGACGAAGATGAATCAGATCAAGAAGAGAATAAAAAATATAAAAAAAAGAAGAAAAAGAGAGTAAAATTCAATAAACACGAGGAGGAATGCAGAAGGATATTTCAAAATGTTTTCAGAGCAAAATTTAAATCAGTAAGACCAGATTGGCTTAAAAATCCAGTTACAAATAAAAACTTAGAATTAGATGGTTATAATGAAACTATTAAAACACATTTAGGTATAGGATTAGCATTTGAATATGATGGAGCCCAGCATGCAAAATATAGCCCCAATCATTTTCATAAAAACGGGGTTAACGAATTCGTCTATCAAGTTAAGAAAGATGAATGGAAAGATATGAGATGTAAACAAAAAGGTGTACTTTTAATTAGAATACCACACTTTGTAGCGTATGAAGATTTAGAAAGATATATTAGATCGGAATTAAATAGAAAAAATGTTGATACGTCGCAATTGTGGAATAGCTCTAATAAATATACTGAAGATTCTTCTCGTAATCATTCTTTTTCCGATTATTTAAATAAACGTTCATCAAATACGTATAAAAATTTTTCCAGAAATATGTATAACTAAAAATATTGTTCTGAAAACTTTATTTATTATTTTTAACTTTTGCGGAGTTAAAAAATTCTATTAAATAATAAAATTCTTAAATAAAAACATAATTTTTTGGCTTTAAAAAATAAAAATTATGAATATTTTTAATGATTATTTTAGCGCACTTACCTTCAAACATACAGGAGAAAAACAAAATTATGTAATTTACGGTGCCGCTATTCACAGTATGATAGGCGCAGATATGTGTAGATATATTTTAGCATTTGTGCCAAAAAATTTAGCTACTGCTAAAACTGCAAAACTTCGTGAATTACCGTGGGTAAATCTTCAAGCTAGATTATGTCCTAAAAATACTTTTAATATACCACAACAATCATGGAGAGCACCAGAAAGTGCAGAGGCTATGAATATTATGTTAAATATAAAAGATAGAAATGATAAACAATCAATATATACCTGCTCTCTACCTTTTGAGGTAATTTTATTACATTCTTCAAAGAAAAAAACAATATACCAATACCCAAATAGTATCAATCTACATTGGGCGATCGATCAATTTCAAACTATTTTTAATTATATAAAACCGCAAAGTTATAATGCTATTCCAAATAATAATATAAATAATTATAATAATTCTGAATATCTTCCTATTACAAACCCATTACAGACATGGTTTCAAAATGTTCAAAATAATGTTGATGAATATTCGTCATCTAATGTAGAATTAATTCAATAAATTTAGAAAAATGAAAAAAAATAGAAAATATTTAATTTTTCGAGAATAAAAAATATGACCGACTTTCAAGAAAATTTATGCGTAGAATGTGATAATGATTCAACGATATTTTGTAAAAGATGTGAAGTCTATGTTTGCGAATTTCATTTATCTACACATTTAAATTTCAAAACATGTGAAATATGTTTACGAGATACGTGCGATGAAATGATGGAAAGTCAAGGAATATTGGAGGGTCGCAACGATGAAAATGTTTGTTTTCAATGTCATGCAAAAATTGCTTTTAGGAAATTAGGGATTACACTTCAAAATTTAGGAAAATAAATGGAGAAACTCGATTAAAAATATGATTTTTATTTTACTTTTGTAAAATAAAAAAAATGAAAAAAATATAGAAATATTTCTATATTTTTTAACGAAACATTAGTTTTAATTTTTATTCAAAAAAATTTAAAATGGGCTTTACAATTTCAAAAAATTCAATTTCGGATCTTCAATATATTACCTCAATAAATATCGATTATTATTTAATTTATTTGAGTTATTCACATATTAGAAACCTGTCCAGAACAAATAAATTTTTTGGTAAAATTATAAAAGATAATAGGATTATGACAAATATATTAACTAAAAAAGTTTGTCTTTTATATCCTGATATAGAGCAAGAATTTAACATTTTTATACGAAATTGTAACGTATCTGAATCTATCCTCGATTTTGATAATGTTATAGAAAAATTTGTTTTTGATGTTTACAGGAATTTTCCTCGATGGGTAAATATAGAATTATTTAATTTGGATGTAAAACTTGAGTTATACGAAATTTTAACGGAAGGTGTAATTTATTCGTTTAGATCATATTTTGGTGGCAATCATACACATCTTAATATAAATGAATACATAAAACGATATTTATTCTCTGACGAAATTTATATGCCTTGTCTATTGTTTGGTTACAAAGAAAATACTTTCCATATTGATTTTGATCCTTCAAAAACTACAATAAATTACCTTGCAAATTTATTTATTTTTGGTGAAAAATTTGTTAAACGTGAGTTCAACAAAATTCAAACCCAAGGTTTGAATTTTGTTAAAAAGAACACCGAAATGGATGTTTATTTTTTTAGTGCGGCTCTATTTATACATTTATCCAGTAAATACAAACCATTTAATTTCAAATAAATTAAGAAATTAAAATTGACATTTTTATTCGTTTATTTTTCACATTTTAATGTGAAAAATAACCACTAATGAATATATTTTTTCTATCAATATGTATTAGACGATGTGCTCGATATCATTTTGATAAACATGTTATTAAAATGATTTTAGAATATGCACAATTATTAAGTATCGCTTGGCACATATTAAATCCCAAAGAGGCGATAAAATTAGAAAAAGAAAATAAAATATATCGCAAAGTATTTATTAACCATCCTTGCGCAATTTGGGTAAGATCTCACATTAATAATTATAATTATGTCGCTAAATTAGGATTGGCTCTATGCAAAGAATGGAGATTTCGATATAATCATCCTAATTCCAGAAAACATGCCGCTGAAGAAAAATTATATTTTCTTTTAAATAATCCTCCGACAAATATAGCATCTTTTTCTATTAAATTTACCAAGAAAAATCCAAAAGGTTTTACGTTTCCAATGGCTCAGTGCATGCCAGAAGAATGTAAAAATAACGAAAAAACAGTATCGGGTTGTATAAAGGCATATCGCGAATATTACATGTCTAAATATAAAGAAAAATTATGGAGTTGGACAAAATCTGCTGATGATAAAAAACGTGAAAATATTGACAAACCTTATTGGTGGAAAAATAAATAAATTATTAAAAATTGAAAAATATATATTTTTATTCGTATTAAGTGAATAAAAATATAGATTTAAATCAAAGTTAAAAATTAAAATATTTAAAATGTTATTTTCCGATATAACGAAAGGTATTTATCAACATATAAATAACAAAAAATTTTATAAAGTTATTGGTTTAGGTAGATTGGAAGATAATTCTGCAAAATTAGTCGTTGTGTACAAACAATTATACGATAGTACTCTCAAAAATCATAATATTTCTCTACCTAAAGGTTCTATATGGATAAGAGATGCAGATGAATTTGTCGAAAAATTTCAATTAATTAAAACCAAACCAGAATTATTTAATGCGTTTGAAGAGCTACAAAAACTTGAAAATCAAAAAAGCTAGAAAATATAAAAAATATAAATTTATATTTTTGAAAAATTGGAAAATAAAAAATATAATAAAACAAAAATATCGATCTTTAATTTTTTATAATGCTACAAAATTTAAAAATATCCTCGATTAAAGGCGCTGAACTTTTGAATAAACATTCAAATAGGGCGGCCGTGATACCATATATTATAAAAAGGAATAAAGATAAATATGAAATTTGGTTTTTAATGGGAATTCATAAAAAAACAAAGGAGATTACCGATTTTGGAGGTGGCGTTAAAAAAGGAGAAAATGATTTAGAGGGTGCTCTTCGCGAACTTAATGAAGAAACCCGTGATATTTTTAAAGATTTTGTAACTATCGATGATTTTTTAGACTGTGTAGCCGCAACAACAACGCAGACAAAATTCGGTAAAAATAATAGACCTTCTTCTTTATTTAAAACAGAAAAATTCGAACTAGTATCGAAAATTACATCTTTATATGGAATGTCTGTTATATTTTTACCTATAGATGAAAAATGGTTTGAAACGGCCGAATTATTTTTTAAATCCACATTAAGCGATATTTCTTATAGAGAAATTGATAATAATTCAAATTTTTGTTATCCAAACGAAGAATTATCTGAAATTATGTGGATAAATGAATCTACATTTACGAAATTAATTAATATCGATTCTCAAAAATTATATAAAGATAAATTTAAAATGTGGAATAAATTACAAAAATTTTATAGCTTAATATATAATAAAAATATTAGACAATCTCTATATGAAAAATGGAATAATCAAAAATTTACTTTACTTCATACAAATGAAGAGTAATTATATTTTTGCTTTTTACGCATTTTATTTCTTATCATACGCGACATGATAAGAAATGTAAAATTATTTTTAATTTTTCTTAAAAATGAATTGTGATAAAGAAATAAGAAAGTTATTTTTAATTATATTTTTTGTTAAATTTAATGGAAAAAATATTTACAATATCATGTGGTATAATTATTTATGGAATATGCGTAAATATGTATAAAGATACTTATAGATTTCCGATTAGAACCGTAAATTACGATTTTAAAAAAAATCACGAAACATGTTACATTAAAGGTAAATATATTCCTCTAAAAGATGCCTTAGAATTAAAAAATAAATATGAAAAAGAACTTGAAGAATTTGAAAAATATGAACCTATTAGCGTAATTAGTAAAAAAATAATATCGATAATCAAAGATAAAAAACAAGAAATGGAAAAAATTACCAAAAGATTTTCCAAAGAATAGAACAATAATATAAAATATTATTTTTATTTTAAATATTTATTTTTCTGACGTTAAAACGTCAGAAAAAATCTTATGTAGAAAAATTTTTATTTTTTTATTTAACTATTGCCCTTTTATTTTGAAAAAATCGACCTCCTATCGGAGGTTGTTCTACGCCTTTAGTCCTAATTGTTCCAGCATTTAAAGGTGTATTATACGTTTTAATAGGTTGAATTTTTGTCCTAACATGATGATTGACCGATTGAACATTTTTATTATCTTTATAATCGAAACTAGAATATGCGGTAGTCGCTACATGAGGATTTTCCCTCATTTTAATATAATTATCGGCAGATGTTAAATTATTTCCATTTCCATCTATTCTAGTTTGATAACCAATTTCAGATACTGGATTTACAACGTCTAATCTTGACGTAAGATGAGAATCAAATCTCATTTCATCTAAATGAGTTTCGCCATCTATCATAGATATTGCATTATATCCCGAAGATATAGGTGAAGTTGGATATCTACGTTCTAATTCAATTTCATCGAATCTTGTCTGTCCATTTACCGTATTTTTAGTGTTATATCCAGAAGATACAGATGTTATCGGTATTACGTTATTTAATTCTAATTGATCTAAATTTGTCTCTGCATTAATATTTATATTTGTATTTATACCCGCATTTGTCGACCTTTCTGGTATATTTCTGTGTAATTGTCTTTCATCATAATGAACTTCTCCATCCCTCGTTAAATTAGAAGCATGTCCAGTATGAATAGGCGCAATCGGCATATTATTTTCAAATTCAAAATCTGTAGATGTCTGATTATAAAACGAAGAACTATAATTATTAGCGTGACCTGCGTGCATAGATGTTTTTGGTTTTTCTATTATTTTTTCTTCTCCAGTAGTTAAAGGCGTATTTACGGTATAATTTGTAAAAAATCCCGAATTTGCTGAATGTTCAGGAATCGTCATTACTAAATCGGGTAAAACCGAATTATCTATAGGATTTTCAATAGGCATCCAATAAGTAGATCTCCACATACTTATGTGTTTTGGACTTTCATGAATAATATAAGAATCAACATCTTGTTTTACCATATTATTCGTTTGATAAGCGACAGTTCCTCCTGAATCCGAGGCCGTTTCTGGATTTATTCTGGGAATTATTTTATGTACTTTTGTGGGAAGACGATTTAGTGGTCCAAAATCTTCATAAGCAGTCTGTAATGGAGGGCGAAAAACAGTAATTTTTTCTTGATAAGTATCCTGCCCATATTTATCTATATTATCTCTATAAGATTTTGCAAGAACAGCGTCTGATTGTGGTAATCCTGTTGTTTCACTGTCTAATATTGTTTGTCCAGTATCGACTACCCAATATTTTTTACTCCATTTAAATTCAGGAGGTGCCTGTTTAATATCTGGATAAATAGGACTTTCTAACATATTTAAAGGTTTTTTTATACCTGCTCCGGGAATATAGGCCATTTTTACTTTATTTTAGCGTATATAAAATTTAATAATTTCTTATTTTTTTAAGAAACGCTTTATGTTTAAACAACATATAAATAGTTCGAAATTATTATTTTTTATAAATTTTTTAATTAAAAAATGTACCCAATAATTATTTTATTAAATGAAATTTTTAAATATAAAAATACCAAATATTTTTTTCTTGGATTGCCAAGAAAAAATAAAAAAAACCTGATTTTACCAAAACTCAATACCCTTTATTAAGGCCATAAATACGGCACGATTATTTTTCATATAATCATCCCTCATTTTGTCAAACATATTTTCATCATCGTCAGATTGCGATTTATTCCAATGAAAATATTCGTCAAAATCTATCCATGGTCTATAAACACAATCCTCATAAAAATTGTGTTCATACATTTTTTCTCGCTTTAGCGAGAAAAAAATATATTTTTTCTCCTTCGGAGAAAAAATGTAAATCTCTATTTTATGACCATATTTATCGACAATAAAACGAAAATTAGTAAAGTAATTTTCGTTCATATTTTGGATTTCAAAATTTAAGATATTTTTGGAATTTATTTTTCATTTTTAAAAAGTGAAATAAAAAATCCAAAATTAAAATTAAAATCTCCTGAGAAATCACCAAAAATGTCCAACCAACTCGCAAACTTGTTCATCTATAATGAAGCGATAAAAATTTTAGGCGAAGATAAAGTCAACAAAATTTTGAAAGATGCGATAAAAGATCAAAAAGAGATTGAGAATGAAAAAGTTATTACTATTGCTCTCACATTTAAAGGGACATCTCATCGCATTCATAAAGATGGTGAAGTTGATGAAAATGGAAAAACATATGATTGGAATTACGTATATGGTTGGCAAGACATTAGCGGCACTTTTATTTCTTTAAATATTTTACGTGATTCTTTATATCCGTTAGACAAATTTATAGACTCAATTACGCATGTAGGCAAAAATATTAAAGTAGTATTAAAAGGTAAAGAAGTTGATATAGCTAAAGCGCTAGATTTAAAGAAATTCAATGCAGAAAAGGTTAGTAAAAAAATAAAATATAATTATGGTGAGGGAGCTTATGACGGGTGGATGGAAGGTGATATAAAGTTAGATATTAACCATGAATTACATTTAGAATTGCTTGATATAAAAATTTATATTTGAAAAATTAAATATATAGAAATTTAAAATTAAAATTTTTAATACTTTTTGGTATTAAAAATAATAAAATCCCTAATAAAAATGGATGCGAATGAAATTTTTAATTTATGTATGAGTGATGAAAAATATAGTATGCCCTCTGAAACTAAGATTAAAGATGATATTAATTTGCTTGTCGATAATATAGAGACTGATTATAAAGGAGGAGAGACTATAGAGAGAGAACGTCAAAAAGAAAAGGACGATTTAACTCAAAAAATAAAAGATGCCGAAAAAAAACTTAAAAATATAAAAACACCAAATATGGGAAATTCTTCCTCTAGAAAAGAGAAAATAACTTCACAATTATCAGAAAAGAGAGAAAAATTAAGAAGAGAAATTGCAAGATATAAAGTGAGATTATCAGAAATTGAGACAGAAACAGGTCAAAAAGATGAAAATGCCGACGATACCACACCTATTAAATCCACTACTAAAAATAGAAATGAAATATTCAAAAATAAAATTGCTAAAAATAAAAATTCTGAAGAAAAGAATGGAAATTCTAAATTAGAAAAAATTAAAGAGAAAAAAGAGGAAAAAAAAGATATGCAAAAATTTTCCTCTTCTCAGAAAAAAATATGGAATTCAGAGAATCCTTATTCAGATGTCGAATTAAAATTAATATAAAAAATAAATATAAAAAATGAAAATATTAAAAATATTTTTAATTAAAAAATAAATATGGATCCAGAATTATATGAAAAATTAAATAATTTATTAAAAGAGATTGAGGCTGATTTAGGCGTCGATTGTAAACTAGAAATTACTCCATCAAGATTGTCTCCTATTACCATAGGAGAATTTAATAGTGTCGAAATTTATGATGCTATCGAAAATTATAAAGAATTAGAGGGAAAATATGGTGATATGAATAATTTATGTGACATTTCAAAAGTTGCTAACATTTTGGTTGAAAAATACGCCGAAGAAAGATTTTCTCGTTCTGAACGTTATAATCACAGAGATGGAGTAGAAATTGTTGGAGTTTGTAAATTGTGTAATCAATGGAAAAGCCCAGGCGCAAATACATACTTTAATTTAACAAATGATGGTATTAATATTTACCATGAAAAATTCATTTTTCATAAAAATTGTCAATTTTGTGATGCCGATTGGACAATACATAAATATTATGGTCTTTTTGTTTCTTACGATTCTGATTTTTTTGGTACAATACGCAATATTAAGAACGAATGTATCGCTAAATATAGACGAGCACATTAAAATATTTAATTAAATTTATTTTTCATAAGATTTTTTCTGACATAAAGTTTTTTCTGACATTTTAATGTCAGAAAAAAATGTAATTTAACAAAAATTCAAACCTTTGGTTTGAATTTTTGTTAAACTTGGTTTAATAATGTCAGAAAAAAGTAATTTACATGAAAAATAAAAATAAATATTTTTTTAAATAAAAATAAATAATTTTTAACAAGTTATTTTAGGAGCAGGTAAATTATGTGCAGCATCATAACCCGTAATTATATCACCTTTATGAGCTGAAAAAGCTGCCAAAACTTCATTTTTCTCTTTTTGTGGAACATTAAAATGATTTAAACTTTTAGCTAATTCTGAGGCTACAGCGTCAAATTCAGAAGGAGATATTTGAAAATTTTTATGCGCATTTTCTAAAGAAAAAGGACATTTTCCAGGCTTTGTAGCGACAAATTTATAAGGTCCTCCAGAGATTGATGCTAGCCATAAAGTTCTCATAAATTTTAATCCTGGAAGTCTATCAAGTTTCGTTCTATTCCAATCTCTTAAGAAGGGATTTTGCGAATCTACGCCGACGATCGAATTATTTATTAATGAATCACTAAAATGATTTACCACCGCTGAAATAGGAAAAATACCTCCTAATCTATCATAGAGAGATTTTTCTTGATTTTGGGAAGTTTTATGTTTATATATTAGGTAAATTATAAATATAATGCCTATAATTATAAGAGCAATTAATAATTGCATTTTTTAAATTTTATTTTTAAAATGATCTAAAAAAATAAAAATATATTTTTTAACAAGTGCAACCACACGGACATCCACAATAGCAATCATACCTTTTACATGTACTACACGATAAAATTTCGATAACTTTATTACATATATCACATTTATGCGAAATATTTTGCATCGATACATTAGTTAAGTTTTCCTTATAAAAATTGCGGTTATTAATAAAATTTTTCTCCGTTAAGTATTTACAATTCTCGCATTCATTTTCAGGTTGCTGATTAATAATATTTTTTATATCTTCGATCGATATTTTATTTTCGCGAATTAAACAAATAAGAACATTTTCTGCAGTAAAATTACTCGTTTTTATCTCTAATAAAATATCTTCATATTCGGCGGTTAACATAAAAAATTAAGAAGAATTAATCTAAAGATTTAATTTGTATTTCTTTAAAAATATTTTTAAAGAAAAAATATAAAAATAAAATATTAAATTATTTTAATAAAAATGCCTTTCGTTTCTAAATCCCAAATGCGAACCTGTTATTCCAGAAGACCTAAAGGCTGGAATTGTGACGAATTTATGGAAAAAACGCCGAGTATTTGTTGTTTACCCGAAAAAAAAGGATATCCTGTTAAAACTAGATGCATGAAAAGTGGGGAAAGAGTTATAGGTAAAATACAGACCGGCCCTCGAGGAGGCAGATTTTTTACTATTCAAGAGAGTGATAGCAGAGGAATTGTATGCACTGTACGTGTTTATTTACCAAAATCAAACAAATAAAAATGAAAATTTTAGTTATTAAAAATTTATTTTCTTATGTGTTAATATAAGAAAAAATATAATTTGATATCGTTATGTAATGGAATATATTGTCGATGACAAACAAAATTGTATCTATCATTATATTCATTTAAAAATAGATGTAAATGACCCAAAATTTATGGATTATTATAATAAATCGATGGGAATATTCAACAGAGAAAGAGAACAATTAATTAATATGTTAGATTACTATAAAATATTTACTTAAAATTAAAAAAATAAAGCGGAAATATTAAATAATTTATCACTTTGTCAGAAAAATTGAAAATTTATTTTCAAAAACAAAATAAAAAATCTCGAATTTTTATTCATGGAAAATGATATTGATTTTTACGGAACATTAGCTACAGAAGTTGTTCCCAAATATGCTATAATTGTTGTATTTACAGCATGCAAAAATCGAGTAAAAATTTTAACCAAAAATGGAATATTACCTATATTTAATATTTCTGTATCATTCGTAAGTAATTCCATTTTTGCTGGATCTGGAGAGCCTTTTTATACAGTTGATTTTAAATCTTATCTTGAATCTATTTTTTCTGAAATAATTTTCAATAATGTTCAAGACAAACGCTTTGATTATTATCGTCCTGATTTTTCGGACGAATTTGTTATTCTCGAAGTTGAAATTGAGAGTGCACACCAGTTAAAAGATAATTGCGAATTTATAATGGAAGAATTTTCTGAAATTGATGAGTGTTATCAGAAAACAATATTAAGTATATCAAATAATAACCAATAAATTTAATTGGTTTGGATTTTTCAACTTAGAAGTTGAAAAATCATTTATATTTTTATTTTAATTACGAAATGGATTTTACCATATCTATAATATTAAATTTTGGTTCCCAGCCAAAATCTTTTTTAAATAAATCAGAATTAGCCCATATTTTATCTACATCTCCATTTCTTTTTTCTCCATATTCAATTTTAAGATTTTCATTAACATATTTTTTATAAAAAGTGCATAAATCGCCGACAGATACACCGTTTCCTACCCCTATATTATAAATTTTTTGTATTTTCGAAGGTTCCATTAATAAACGGCCAAATGCTAAAATATGTACATCTAAAAGATCGGAGATATGAATATAATCTCTAACAGGTGTGCCATCAGAAGTATCGTAATTATCTCCAAAAATAGTTATTTTTCCTTTTCTAAGAGCCTCTGAAACACGATCTTTACTATCGTCTTTTAATTCTTTAATTTCGCAGCCTATAGGGTTAAAATATCTTAAAATTATTGATTTTTGATGATTTAAAATTATATTTTCTGCGGAGGCTTTTGATTCTGCGTATGAATTTGTAGGATTTAATGGTGATTTTTCTGTTAACCCTTCTTTAACTAGTTTTTCATCGTTCATATTTCCGTAAACTGAACAAGAAGAAGAGAACAATATTGGACATTTAAAATATTTACATAAAATTACCGTTCCCCAAATATTATTAAATAAATACCAATCAGGATATAAAAAAGAGTCTGGAATGCTACACATTGACGCTAAGTGAAATATACCATCCACCATATTGTAAGAAAAGCCGATAACATTTGCCAATTGAGAGACCATGACCTCGTTAGTTAAATCTATATTATAAATTTGTGCCCAATTACATACAATTTCAGCTCTTTTTAATGAGAGATTATTTGAAAAATTATCTATAACTGTTACTCTATGTCCCTCTTCATATAAACGTTTTACTAAATGGCTGCCTATATAACCGCAGCCGCCAGTTACTATAAAATGCATTTTAATAAAAATATTTTATTTATCTCAAAAATTTATTTTATAATAATTATTTTCTTTTAATTTTATTTATTTTAATTCACATTAATTTTGCTTTTTGGGCAATTTTATCTATCGATTCGAGCATATCGGTCGTTCCGTACATTTCCAATTTGCATATTTCTTCAGCAAATTTTTCGTGAGATTTTAATGCTGTATCTGGGTCAAAACTTGCATAAGCTACGCAAACATCCGTGGCATATTTTATTAATTTGTAATGTTTATGAAATCTGTAATTATTTACAGCCGACATAAATTTGAATATTAAATTACATTTATTTTTTCACAAATAGAATATTTTTCAGATTTTTAATCTGAAAAATATTCTATTTGTGAAAAAATATTCCGTTTTTGCCGCAAATTTTTCCTCTTCTTTCCCCAGATTTTCGTATATTGTATTTTCAAACGGATTTTTGACGTTCATATTAATTGTTGTTGATAATATTTTTCACAGTTTTTAATGTGAAAAATAAATTTTTAATTATATATTTTATATTTTATTTATTTATTTATTTTTCTTCGACTAATTTTCTATCTACCGCTTTTTGAACGACAGTTCTACAAATGGGACACGTAAAACTGTCATTTGAATTATTTTTAATAGAACTAGAACAAGATTGGCAGGTTGCATAATGTCCACATGGTATAAATATAACACTTTTATTTAGATCAAAACATATAACACATTTTTCATCCTCTCCCTCTTCAAAAATTTTAATGGATATTTTTTCATCTTCTACTCGTTTAATGCCTGTCTTTTTTATTCTATAAAAAAATTTAAATTTATTATTTTCGTTAAAAGTTATATTTTCAATCGGAATAAGATATTCTGCTCCTTCAACGCGAATATCACGAGGAAATTGACAATTTGCTAAAGAATTGTAATTTGGATCGGTTAATTTAATACGTAATTTTCCTTTTTCAGAGACACACTTTGCAGTAACATATTTTTTATTTTCTTCCATTTTTAATCAAAATTTTTTAAGAAATTTGTGAACTTTCCAAATTACAAAATAAATAAAAAATGTTTTTCATTTTTAATAAAAAATAAAAATGAAATAAAATAATTTTATTCCAATATTTTACAGCAGAAAATGGAATCAGATGGACAAAAACATTTAATTTGCTGCATTTGTAACACTAAACTCTACGAAGAAGATGGAGACGATCCTCATTTTTTACGATTAGGAGATGATGGATGGTTAACTATTATGACAAAATGTGTTAAATGCGGTAGAAATGGATGTAAAGAATGTTTGTCGGTATGTTATACCTGCAGTTATGGTAAAGATTTAAATGAACCGATAGCCACATGCCATGAATGTTGCGATTTTTCAACCTTTAAACAAACTAACTGTAAATACCATGACTGGGCTAATTGTCGTAAACATAGAGATAAGGGATGTGGTCAATGTTCTGCCAATAAAAATTATGATTCAAAAATGGGTTAAAATTTTAAAATAATCATTTTTTGTCGTTTAAAACGACAAAAAAATAAAAATTATACAAATTTTGTTGAACCAAGTTCAACAAAATAAAAATCTGTAAATTACCTGGATAATATCGGGTAAAAGATTCCATTTTTTATGTAAAATTAGCCATATACAAATAAAATTTATATCGAGTCTTAACGTATATTCTTTATTTTTTATTTTTTCAATAGTTTTGTATCTTATATATTGTGTAAGTTGTGGATCTCTAATATTAGACCAATAATTATTATTTTCGTTAAGTATAAAAAATAAGTTATTTATTGGCTGATTAATAATTATACAAAAATTATTATTTAAATGAAATTGTAAATGTGAATCAAAAGAATTTGTAACTCGTTTTAATTTTTTTGTAACTTTTTTGATATTTATTGTGATATTTTGCGAATTTAACGAAATTTCTGTTTTGCATGGTGTACATGTAACGTATGATAACGAAGGTCTTGATGTATCATGATGATACGTAGTTCCGAGTTTAGAAAGATATTCATTTTTTCTGGGACATTTTTCTTTAATAATTTGATTTTTGTTAGAGTGAAATTCTTCTATTTTAGCATACTTACAGATTGTAGTTCGCATTTTTTATGATTTATTGAGAAATATAATATCTTTTGTCATTTTTAAATTTTTATTTTAACAGAAAGTCGTGTAATAATAAAAAACAATGTAAAACGTTTTTTATTATATTTTTTTTGGTTTTTGTATTTTTATTATATTTTTAATCCAAGAAATTCCAACATAAATAATCACGATTTGTTTCAATTATGGGTAAGACGAAATATTTGTTCATCTCATTCATAAATTCGTCTTCAGATTTTTCTGTTATTATATCCATTATTTTTTCTATTTTTGAAAGAAAATTTTCTTCTAATTTAATATTATTAAAACCTACGTTTAAACATTTATTCTTCTCGAGTTCTGTAAGCAAAAATGGCCTAGTTATTCTTTTATATCCCGAGCCTATACTTCCCACACGAAATGTTCCAACATTTTTTCTAAGTAACTTTATCAGAAAAATATAATGATCGTGACTTTTTTCATTATTTTTAAATTTTTCCAAAACCATAAATTCAATATCTTTCATCAATTTTCTTTTTATTTTCACATCTTTGTCAAAGGCTAAAATGAAATTTGAAATATTTGATTCCATAATAAAGGTCGATTTATTTCATAAAAAATCAAAATATTTTTTCAATTTTTTAAATATTTATATTTTTTTAATTTTTTTGCTTCAGCAAAAAATCAAAATCAAAGATTTAATTCAAAAATTCTGTGCATAAACAAACACGATTTTTCTCAATAATTAATATCGGAAATAGTTTATTCATTTCTTCTTCAAAATTCAAAAATGATGTGTCATCTATGGCTTGTTCTATTTTAGAAAGATAATCATTCTCTAATTTTTTATTACTAAAATATACATTTTCTGGTAAATAATATTTATTTAATTTCACACTTAATAATTGCCCATCTATGAAGCCCCAGGAATTGTAGACCAATTTTCCTATTTGAACTATTCCAATATTCATTTTAAATGAATGTACACAAGCGGAAACAAATTTAGTAAAAGCATCGCTTTTTACTCCTTTAAATTTTTCTAAGATTATCGATTCAATGTCTATTATCATTTTTCTTTTAATTTCTGTATCTTTTTCAAAAGCTGAAACGAATTTTGAAATATTAGAATTCATAATAAATGTCGATAAATTTAAGAAAAAATATTTATTTTTTTCAATTTTATATTTATTAATACAAGAAATCCCAACATAAATAATCAAGATTTTTTCCCATAGTAAAAAAGATAAAAATTTTGCGCATTTCACTTTCTAAATTGCAAAATGAACCGTCATCCATCGCTCGTGCTATTTTTGAAAGGTAATCATTTTCCAGTTTTTTATTAAGAAAATACACGTTTTCTGATTTAAAATGACATTCATCAATTTTTGCGCGCAATAATTCATTTTTATAACTAGTACACCCAGATAAATAAGTTCCGATATGGAACGTTTCGGTGCTTCCTTTATACAAAAATATACAATTAACAATAAACAAAGTAAAAGCATTAATTTTTCCTTTAAATTTTTCTGAGATCATAAGTTCGATATCTTCCATTATTTTTCTTTTGATCTCTCTATCTTTTTCAAACGCTAAAATAAATTTTGAAATGGAATCCATAATAAAATTGTTAAAAAAAATAATTTATTTTCAATTTTTATATTTTCATAAAATTTTACATATTTTTCACTATTTATTTAAGTGAAAAATAAATATTATTTATCTAAATTATGCGCTCATTATTTGCCATTTTGCTGTATTTGGAAGAGTAGGGGAACCTACTCCTAATGAAATTCCGCATGAAGTTGGTTGAGATGAACAAGCAAAAATAATATCGGTTCCATATTGCGTAACCGATATTTGAATTACATCACCATTTCTCACAGGTTGACCGATTTGTCCTCCTATTATGGTCCAATTTGCGCTATCATTATACGTCATCATTGTTGATACTGGTAAAATTCCACAACCTGAAAATGGAACTCCACATTGAGATAGATAACTAGCATTAAAATTACCGGGTATATTTTGACATTTTAATTGTATGACGTCTCCATAATTTAATAGAGTTCCAGGAGTCTTCCCTAAAATAGTCCAATTATTTATATTTTTAATTGCACTATTTGGAGCTAAAGTTACGTAATATCCATTGCAACCAGTAGTACTATTTGTTCCGCATGGTCTCATAAAAGTGTTATAACCAGGTTTTGTCGATTGATTTTTTAAAGTAATTTGAGATCCATATGTTATATGCGGAGAAACTGGGACTATAGGTGTATACGGAATCGTAGAATTTGCAGATAAACATTGCGATCCTTTTGGTATACAAGAATACGTTGCGATTAATTGTGGCCTAACGAATTGAGGGCCTGCGCCAGATTTTCCATAATTTGAATATGGGCAAACTTGTCCATTAAATCTTATTTTAGAATCTGAACTGGCGTCAAAACTATAAGAATAAGTTTGAAGTCCATTCGCTAAAGTAGAGAGCGAATCAGTAAGATCGAACGTATTATTTGTGTCAAAATTTCCATAATAACCATTATTTGTTAATCCATTTGATATAGGCTCAACTCCGCTTTCATTATTGGAAAGAGCGTTTTCTGCACCTGTACAAATTGCCGTCGCTCTATATACACAAATTTCTCTGTCTGGATCGCAGGTAAAATTTACAGTTCCTTTTCCTGTTGAAGTAGGTTGACCTTGTGCATTAATAGTTGCGGTATCTAAATTTGCTCCTCTTGTATAAGATGCGACAGTGAGTGAAGAACCATAATTATAAGCGACGACAAAATACCATATAGCGATTGCCAATATTAAAAATAAAAATACGATTAAAACGATCGTACCCGTTCCTATCATTTTTTATTTTGATATTATTATAAAGTATTTATTAAACTTTTTTGCTTTAGCAAAAAAGTCTAAACTTTAAAAAAGTTTAATACATTTTCTCATTAACAAAATATTAAAATATTATTTATCTTTTAAACTCCCGTAAATTGTGCTATAGAAATATGTTTGTTAATTATTTTATAGTTTAAATAATCAATCTTTATTATTTCAATTATCCATTTTAATATTAAAAATATAACGTCTTTTATCAATTGATAGTCTGTATTTTTTAATATAAAAATCGAAAATGTTATAATAAAAATCTGAAATTTTGAAAAAATCATATCGTTGATGTTTTTAGGTATTTTGCAACAATAATTTTGAATTTGTTTAAATTTATAATTATTAGAATCCGAATATCTTGTGTTAAAAAATGCAGGAACTATCCATTTAATAGTTTTTATAACAGTTCCAATATTCATAGTTATAAATAATTGTAATCTGCCAAAATTGTTATATTTTAATTCAGCGTTTGTTAAAGATAGAATTTTATATGAATAATCCATTGAAAGATTATAAAAATTTTGAAATCTAATATCAGAAACTATTATAGAACATCTATCTGGAGATACCATAATAATTAAATCTTTAACACGAAGTACGCTAAACTTTTCTTTGCTACATTCAAATTTTATCATATTCAATACATGATAAAATTTAAAAAATCTTACATTTTATTTTTTATACATAACTTTTTAGTTTGTTTCTAGTTATATTATTTTCAGAGAGATCAAGTGAATAAAAAGTTAAAAAAAATTAAATTTAAACAAACAAAAAGTAAACTTTTAAAGAAATTGGAGTTCTTAATGAAAAAATCCATAAAGTCCTTGATTTTTTCTGTAAACGCAAGTTAGATATCCTATTTCTTTAGGCATAAATATAATCTTATTATCACGTAAATCAAGTTTTGTCAATTTAGTCAAATTCTTTGTCAAAACAATCCCTCCGTGGATATCTTGAATTTTATTTTTAGATAACTTAAGTTCTCGTAAATTAGTTAAATTTCTAATTTCTACAGGAACAATTTCGATTTTGTTATCACACAAATCGATTTCCCGCAAATTGGTTAATTTTCCAATTTTTTTAGGTATAACTTCAATTTTATTGCCTGATAACTCAATAACTTGTAAATTAGTCAATTTTCCAATTTCTTTAGGAATGATTTCTATTTTATTATAAGACAAAAAAAGTTTTTGTAACTTAGTTAATTTTGCAATATTTTTGGGTATAATTTTAATTTTATTGTGAGCTAAATAAAGTTCCAGTAGATTAGTTAATTGATCAATTTCTATAGGTATAATTTTAATTCTATTACTCGATAAATTTAATTTTTGCAAATAATTTAATTGTCCAAATTCTTTAGGAATAACTTCAATTTTGTTTCCACATGCTTTAAAACGTTGTAAACCAACCAATTGTCCAATTTCTTTAGGTATAACTTTAATATTATTACAAAATAATATTAATTCTTGCAAATTCACTAATAGATTTATTTCTTTAGGAATAAATTCAATATCATAGAGTTGAAGTTGCCTTAATTTAATTAAACTTGCTAAAGCAAGTTCATACTCGCCTGATTTGACAGGTAAATATAGTTCGTCGAATGGTTTTTTGTAATCAAGACCTTTTGTTAATCGAAAACAAACTCTAGGAAATTCCATATAAATTGATTTAATTCTTTCGTTAATTATATAATTAAATTTTTTATTTGTCATACAAATATTAATTAAAAAATTTGAGGTATTTTCATTTATAAATGAAAAAATTTGAAACCAAACGTCGTCATTTATATCAAAATTTAATTTATAATTAAAAGAATGGTTATTCTGAGTTAAATAATCGTATATTTTATGAGAATCAATATATTTTTTATTGTAAATAAATGAAATATTTTCAAGCATTTCAATTACTAATAAAAAATTTTTGATTTAATTTTTCAATTTTTTTATGTTTATTTTTTCAAATATACATTTCATATTTAATAAGATCATTCGACGTTAATGGTTCTGATACAGGCACTTTATAAGTATTTATAATATCGTTAACACAGGTAAGAATATTCTTTTTAGTAGTAATATCAAAATAATCATCTTGGTATATGAGATTAATAAAATCGTATTCTTTAAATTGAATAATCTCGTCAAATCCTCTAAAATTAGCATTTTTTCCAATTTTAACAGTATTACTTATAAAAAGACGGGTAGGCCAATTATTTAATTCACTGCGTTTTAACATTAAAATATCTCCATTAATTACAGAAAATCCTAAATAAATAACGGTATTTGTAATGTGACAATATAAATCTGTCCCTCCTTTATCGATTTCTGTAAATGATTTTGTACAAAATTGAACCTGTTGAGGATAGTTTGCAATATGTGCGCTACCGCTATCTATAATAGGACTAACTGTTTTAAACACTTTTGTCATTTACCGAAATATTTTTAAATTTTAATGTCAAAAAAAAACGACTTAAAATTTAAAAAAATTGAAAAAATATTTTAATAAAAAATAAAATTAATTAATGCTCAATTTTTATTATTTCGATATTGAAAATGACATATTATGAAGGGTGTATCGTTTCTTTAAGTGACAACCAAATGAAAAAACATTTAATATTAGGAAAATTCAATTCAATCAACGATGTTTTTGATCAATTGTTTTTTCATGATGTTGATTTAGATTTTGACGAAATTGAAAATCCTTATTTAGCAGTAGCCATATTTGATGAAGAAAAAATAAAAATGGATTGTTCTGATCACGGTTGTGTTCCAGCACTAAAATTAAAATTTTTTAAATTGGGAAAAAATAATAGAATTTTCTAAATTCGAATGAGATAAGATTTTTTGAGGTTACCTCTTTCTATTTTACAGAAAGAAATACCCTTTTGTCCAAAGGACAAAAGGATAAAACGTCAAAAAAATGTATTTAATAATAATTTTTTAATATTTATAAATATTAAAAAATAAAAAAAAATAACATGGATTGGCAACAATATCGAAAATTTTATGCATCTAAACACGGTTCAGCATCTTTACAAACTATTTCTGTAGCTTATCAAGCTTATAAAAACGGTAAGACAAAAAAAACTTCCACTAAAACTTCCACTAAAAGTTCTCCTCATAAATTAACAGGTAAAAAATCATTACAATTGCAAGAAATACTAAAAAATTTACCAAAAACTAGACATCACAGAATTGCCGCTTTAAAAGAGCAAATGCAAAATAAAGGAGAGGGAAGAGGTTCTGCTACTAGAGGTTGGGCGGCGGCTGCACCTCAAAAAGGTTATGAAAGACATCAACTTAAAAAAATTTGCGGAGATAAAGCATTTTTAAATCCATCTAAAGAAGGCTTTCCTATTATGAGCGCTTTAAGAAATACAGGCGGAAAATGCAAAATAACATGTCAAGGGGTAGAAGCCGCTCATATACGTGCATGTCAATGGAATCATTGCGATATAGCACAAAAAGCTGTTGATGTTGGAATTAAAAATTGTGGTTGGTCGAAAAATACGCCCTCTTGTAGGTCAAATAAGTGTAGAATATAAATTATTTATTTTTATTTTTTTGTAATATTTCTTACTTTTTGAGGTAAGAAATTAAAATTAAAAAATGAAATTTATTTTTATTTTTTTATTTATTTTTTTGATTTGAAAAATAAAATGTCACAAATATCTGCTGATAGAAAAGCAGGCGTTGCAGATTATATTTCAGTATATTTTTTGGGAACGATGACGCACTTTCATATGCCAAAATATTATGATCCTGAACCTTATGAAATATTTAATACTGTTTATAATAGTTTTGGCAAAACGGCTAAAAAATATTACGAAAATGAAGAAATGGTGTTGGTTTCAGATTTAAGTAATAATGAATATAAAATATTAAAATATACTGACGGAAATGTAAAATGCGGGTCTGTATTTAGATATATACCAATGTCTCAATATAAAAAATTAACCGAAGCAAAATAAATAATACATTTGTTTTATTTTTTAACGTTTTAACGTTAAAAAATTAAAACTAAAGATTTAAAAAGTGATAAAATATTTGGGTTTATAATTAGAAAGTGGAATGAATTCACAGGATTTGCGAGATCAAACATTTATAGTCGCTTCTTTTACCACTGTTATAGGAGAAAAAACTATAAATATGGGCGTTTTCGAAAATATGGAAATTCTTAATGAGGAATTTCTAAAATTTAAAGGAGCAATTTTTAATTCAAAATTAAAAAATGATGATACAAATATACAAATTTCTAGCTATATTTATAATGATAAAGTTAAAGCTTATAGAGAATTTAATGTAGGTAAAGAAATTTTTCTAATAGTTGAACCGGTAAGAGATAAATATAATAATATAGATTTTTGGCCTGATGAGCCAATTAAAAATTATATACCTAAAGAAGGGGATTGGTTTTTAGTAAATATATCTGACTCAGATTCATATTCAATATATGTTTCATATATAAGAAAAAATAAATTTGCGTGTGTTTCAGAATCGATCATGTCTATTAAAAAAAGGAAATTTGATAGTTTTTATGCTAAAAAAATAGAAAGAGGATATTAACATTTTTTTGTTATTTTTATTCATTTCAAAATGAATAAAAAAATAAAATTTGTTTTTTAAAATTCAGCGTCAATGGTAAAAATTTGATCGTTTTTTTCTCCTCTTTTTTCTACTACAACACCCGCTTTTTGATATTCAGATACACGTCTTTCAAAAAAATTTGTTTTCCCTTGTAAACTAATTAATTCCATCCAATCAAATGGATTTTTGGTATGGTATATTTTTTCATATCCTAAAGAATAAATTAATCTATCGGCAACAAATTCAATATATTGAGACATTAATTCGGCGTTCATTCCTATCAAATTAACAGGAAGTGCATCTAAAATAAATTCTTTTTCGTATACTACAGCCTCTAAAATTATTTCATAAATTATATCTTTTTCTAATTTATTTTCCAACATTGAATATAATAAACATGCAAAATCAACGTGTAATCCTTCATCACGCGATATTAATTCATTTGAAAATGCTAAACCAGGCATTAACCCTCTTTTTTTAAGCCAAAATATGGCACAAAAAGATCCTGAAAAAAATATTCCCTCTACCGCGGCAAAAGCCACCAATCTTTCGGCAAAACTTCGTGAACTAGATAACCATTTTAAAGCCCAATCGGCTTTTTTTTTAACACAAGGAATAGTTTCAATTGCGTCAAATAATCTAGTTTTTTCAACTTCATCTTTTATTAAAGTATCGATTAAAAGAGCATAAGTTTCATTATGTACCGATTCAATAGCTATTTGGAAACCATAAAACATTCTCGCTTCAGGTATCTGAACTTCACTCATAAATCTTTGCGCTAAATTTTCATTAACAATTCCATCGCTAGCTGCAAAAAATGCTAAAACATGCGATATAAACCATTTTTCAGTAACTGTTAAATTATTCCAATCTGTTAAATCTGTCGATAAATCAACCTCTTCTACCGTCCAAATTGAAGCGAATGCTTTTTTATATAATTCCCAAATTTCATGATATTTTATAGGAAAAATAACGAATCTCTTAGGATTAGGTCTCAATAAAGGTTCATTATTTTCATTGTTAAATATTTCTATATTTTGCATTTTCTGTTTAATTTTTAAATTTTGATTTTATTTTCAAACTTAAAAATATATTTTATCATTTTTTAATTTAAGATATAACAATAATTTAATTAAATTTCATCTAATATTAATAAAATATGAATGTTATACAAACAGTAGCGGTAGGTTCCGCTATTCCAGAAGGATATTTTGACGAAGATAATATTAATTTTATTCAACAAGAAATAAGCAAAGTTTTAGCAAGAGAATATGTAGAACAAATAATAGTTAGCCATGCAGATATAATACGTATTATGGAGCGTATTCTTGCAGATAGGAGAGAAAATATTCCAAAAATGAATCAACGAGTAATAATGACTATTTGTAATGATTTTAGAGATCATCAAATCGAAACAAATAGAAATTATAGATGGGAAGATGGGTACACATATTCACAATTATTAATCGACGAATGGGGAGGAATTTCTAGATTTGATAAACAATCCATCAAATTAAAAGATCAGAAAAAATACGATTCAAAAGAGAGAGTCGGTGGTACTACACGTTTTTATTTTACATAAAAAAATATAAAAAATTAAAAATAAAATATATTTTTTCAAATTTAAATAAGAAAATTGAAATTTTTCTAGATCATCAATCTAGAAAAATTAAAAAAATAAATTCGATCAATTAAAAATGTCCTTTTCAGCTCGATTGTTATATAATGTTGAAAAATGTGATATTGATGGAAATTTT